TAAAGAACCCTTTACCTTCACGTAAAGCCTGAGCATACGACCCTGCATGTGCAGCACGCATAGTCTCTGTACGTGCAATACTATTAGCACGAGCACGACTAATCTTTAACTCCTTCTCCAGATTCGCTACAATATCATTAGATGGTATATTAAATTTAACACCATCCGCTACTATCTGACCAGCACGAGTCTTAAGGTCTTCACCAAGCTTAGTAATATACCGTGCAGTTGATTGTTTAACACTTTCTTCTAACTGTAACACTGTAACACTTGGTTCCTTAGAAGTAAACTTAACACCGAACTGGAACATCTTACCAATATTATTATTATATGGTATAAGCTTATCTGTTGCATTACTTGTCTGGAAGATATTAATAGATGCAAAGATACCAGCTTGTTCAACAGATGCTATCTTACCAACCTGTCTGAGTGCATCATCGATAATAGATTGTAAGGTCTTTGCTTGTAGTTGTGTTATATTCTTTGCATTACCGAGTAACTTCTTTATCTTAGCTTCTGTCTTCTTATCTAACTTAGCAAACTGGTCAGTAAAGACCTTTATATCTACCATCTAACTCACCCCCTTGGTGGTATAGTCTTCTGTACTTCTGTTATAAGGTCAGCTTGTTCTGCATCCGTAGGTTCTTCCTGTTCTTCAGGTGTTGGTCGAACATTACCTGTACCTTCTGGTTGTTGTACCATTTGTTCGTCCATTGACTCTTGTATGTTTTCATCTTCATCTAATAACTCCGAAACATCTACATCACTGTATCTACTTACAACATCTGCTATTAAATGTCTGAACCACATATCTTGTGGATCTATTGCACCAGCATCAATCAATGGTTTAAGTGCATTAACCAACCCGATTAGGTCTTTCTCTTCAAATGTTTCAAACGATATAATTGGATAATCATCCACATTCCAATTCATGTCAACAAGCTCATCAATCTTAGCCTGTAATTCTGCGGCTATGTCTTCATGAATACCATCAAGAAATATACTTAACGTATCGAATTGTGTCTGTGATTGTGCATATGCCCCGGATCCATTCTCTTGTCCGAGTATCATAGTACCAATGTTCATCTTACGATAGATCATTGTATCATGATAGTTAATTGCTTCTTTAAATCCTTCACCACGATGGGTTGATTCCAATACGGATACATCATCATTCATACCAACAGTTATATTAGCACGACCTTCACGTATCTCATCCATCTGTTCACGCATCAAGTCTTTAAACTGTGGATTCTCTATCTTACCAAGTAGTGTTGGACCTTCATGTTTCTGAAGGAATACATTATACCATCCAAGTATCTTCTGCTTCATATACCAATTATCATATACACCATCAAGTATTGATGTACCTTCACGGTCACCGAAACATTCATCATATGTATAGATAAGACACTTCTCTGCTGGTATCTTTATAGGCTCTTCATTATCAACTGTTTGTTTAATATATTCAACATCACCTTTATTATCATACATGAAACAATCCTCTATTGTATCAATAGGGATAGGTCGTATACGATCCATAACAATAAGGTCTTCATCTTCACTTGCTTGCCATAGTATCTCTGATACACTATATCCATATATCAAAGCGGAGTACATATCATTACGTACCTTCCTTAATGGATAGTTCATACGTTTAAGTATACCTTCAAGTTGCTCTGCTATCTCTACATCTTCTTCACTATCACTTGCAGGATTGACAACTAACTTCCTACTTAATAGGAACATACGTATCAATTCATAACCACTCTTTATCTGAGGGTCACGTAACATATCATTATAATCTTCTATACCTAACTTATCCTTCTTATATAATAGATTAGTGAACATCTCATTAGTACCGCTAAGCTTTGGATTCGGCTTACTGTACTGTCTTGTCATCTGTTGTGGTGATAAGCTTGCTTCTAGTTGTGCAGGATATACTGCTTTAACTTGTTTCTTCTTTGGCTTACCAGCCATTATCTGTTCATAATAGTTCATCATATCTACTTCACCTCCTCCTATTCTGCTTAGCTTTATATCTGCTATAGTCATAACTACTATCTGTACTCGTATACGGATTACTACCCAACATACTCATCTGTAATGCCATCTCTGTAGCATCTAATAAATCATCATGCTTACCAGTTGGGAACATCATATACTCATTCTCAAACTCACCCAGTAATGGATGGTCTAATGGTAAGTGTACAATGCCCTGTTCAAACAATGTAAATGTACTGGTTATCTTTGTTACCTTATCCTTAATAGCGGTACGTGTCTTTAATGGTAACCTTAAACCTCTTAGGCTTTGTGGTAATGCTGCTTGGTATGCATTATCTTCTATACCAATCAATGCACTATTCCATCTACGTTGTACATTAGGTACTTCTTTCTGTTGGGTAGGGAAGTCTATATGATCCCTTGTCCAATCCACAATATAGATATGACCACTGTTAACATCTACCTTTAAGGTACAGCTACATGTATAATCAGCTGTCTCCTTTGTACTGATAGCTAAATCCCAACCAGTATATGTAACTGTATTGGATAGTTGTACCTGTCTTATTGTTGGGTCTTTAGGGTCATAGTATTGTATCCAGTTACGTTTAAGTATACCACCTTCTAATGGTTGTGGCTTCTGTTGATACATTGCACTGAACCAGTAGTCACCAAGCTGTTGCTTACTTTGCTGTAGCTTCTCAAGTGTCCATAGTTCAGGCCATAATGCTTCACCTTTACTACGTCCTATTGCATCATTATCTTCTAATGCGATGGCTGGTAAGTCTATGATTGTCCAGTCATCTGATGATTCATCTATAAGCCAACCACCCAGGTCATCTTCATGCCATCTTGTCTGGATAAGGATTACCTTTCCTGTTGGTGTAAGTCTTGTATATGCTGTACTGTTATACCATTCCTTTGCCTTCTCTCTATAGGTTGGACTGTTTGCTTGTTCAGCGTTTTTAACGGGGTCATCGATGATGAGGATTTCTGCTCCCTTACCGGTGATCGGACCGCCAACACCAGCGGTACCCATGCCACCACGATGCCCAGCAATGTCCCAACGGTTACGAGCTGCGCTTCCATCATTTACTTTCACCCCATATATATCTTTATGTTCTTTGAATATGTCTCTGACCTTCTGTCCCCAGGTTGCTGCGAAGTCAGCCTCATAACTTGTGAGGATGATACGATCTTCTGGGTGGGTTCCAAGATACCAGGCTGGGAAATACTTACTACATAGTTCACTCTTGCCATGTCTTGGTGGCATTGTAACCATTAATCGTTTAATCTTTCCATCTGCTACATCTAACAATAACTTATTCAGTAATGCTATATGTTTAGGTACCTCATATAGGTCATCATCTACTAATGCTAAACCAATAGGGGATTGATAAGCGAGTGCATTAAGTAGAATCCGTTGCTTCATTGATTCTTTTCTTTGTTCGCTCATCACTTAACCCCTTGATTAAATCCTCTAATGAACCTTTAATTAGTTCATCACGAATCTCTTTTAATAGTTGTGTCTGTTGTTCTGCTTCTTGATCTCCATGTTCACGTAGAAAATCTTCACGTTGCTTAGCAGCCTTTAAGGATAGATCCAATGCTGCACGTTGATCTATTAATGTAGGATCTATCTTGGCACCTGCCTCTATAAGTTTATCATATAATAATAATGTTGATACCTGTGTCTTAGCTGCATCTTCTAATCGTTGTTTACTCTGTTCTTCTGTATATAATGCAGCTGCAGTATCATTAACATTAAAGCAGAAACGATGATACTTTGATATAACATTACGTGTAATAACTTCACCATGATTACGTAACCAGTTACTGACTGCTGTATAACTATCTCCTGCCATTAACATTTCATCTATTTCTTTCCGATATTCACTTTGTCTTATTGGTTTTGGTACTTCTATCATAGTTATCACCTCCTGCATTGCGATTGCATTATTTTTGCTTTGATGCCATTGCATCGTGCAAGGTTTAAAAAAATTGTGGTGGGTAGAATTGAACTACCCCTTATTTACCATTACCACTGCACTCTTCCCATGGGTCTATTTTACATCGTAGATTGGATTGTTGGACCCATATTATTAATATTAACGCGAATATTATTCCTAGATCTCCATAGAATGTATGGCCTATAGTTATTAGCATGATGAATGCGATTGTCATTAGTATTAGCATTGCTGTTATATATGGGAATCCGTCATTGTAGATGTAGACTATCATATATATTAGTATTAGCATTTCTGGTATCATTAGTAGGTCAAGGTTGGGGAAGAACATGAATGGTGTTATTGGTGTTATGAATAGTCTTACTAGTAGTTCGAAGTATGTTATTGCTCCTGCTAGTAGCATTATGTTAAGTCTTGTCTTTGTGTAGATGAAGAAGAATGCTATTGATGCATATATGCTGAAGCTTATGTTTAATATTATTTCTTGTGATAACATTCTTTTATTCACCTCACATAGAGTAGTATCATTGCGAATAGAAATGATAGTGTTGCTCCGAAGACTGCGAACATTATTTTATTGGTGGTGCTACTTGGCATTTCGTTTCTGATATATTCTACTTTGGTGTGTAGATCATTGGTTTCTTGTAGTATTATTTGTTTGAGGTCTTGTATATCTTGTTTTACATCTTCATCTACATGGTCTAATTCGTTTACTTTCATTTCTAATTTGATTAGGCGTTGGAGGGCGTCTAGTTTGAATTTATCTAATTCGCGTAGTACTTCTTCTTGTTCATACATTGTTTGTGCCTACGCATTTTTTTAGTATAATAATTTATGCTGCTTGTTCTTGGTCTTCTACTTGAAGGCCTGTTACTATTTCTACTTCTTTTTGTTTTGCATCGATTTGTCGTTGGAGTTCTTCTAGTTTATGTTGATATTTTGTTAGTTCTTCTTGGCTGTCATCTACTATTCCAAATACACGTTCTTTTGCTGCTCGTACCCTTGCACCACTTGCTGCTTGGCTTAGTGCTCCGAATGCTATGACTGCTAGTATTGTATAGGCTGGTGGTACTATTCCCATTATCTGTGCTTGGTATGTTATTATTATGGGTATGGCTGCTAGTCCTAGGGTTGTTAGCCAGTCTATTATTTGGGCTTTGGTGATGGGTCCTTTAAATGTTTCTTCTTCCATTTGTTACATCTCCTTTCAGTTATTATCATCAAATTTAAATTTAATTAAATAAGGCCATATATATCTTATTTTATGAATTGTAGTATCGTTAAATTGTATAAAATAATTTTGGAGATGGTTTAACATTCTTTGGAAATGATCTATATACTCCATGGTTTTGCACTCCGTTTTTTATCTCTCTTTTGAGAATAGTTTTTCATATAACTATCTTTTAGTAACCTAAAGTAATCTTTAAATTTATTCATATTGTTTCCTCAGTCTTTGTATACGCTGGTACTGTGTTTCTTCGGTATCTGCATAGACTATGACTTGTTTTCTTTTACCGGTTTTATCGGTTGTTGTTTTTGTTGTCATTTCTTGCATCATCTGTTCCTCCTATTTATTGTTATTTGAATATATGAGTATTTTTTCATATATGTTATAATAAAAAATATGACCCAACCTAAGTTGAGTCATTGATTTCTACTGTATACTATATAAATATAAAAAAATATTAGATAGTCTCCTCTATATATAATAAGCAAGGAATAAATAAATAAAAAAATGGACACTATGACAGCTTAGCCTTAACTAAGTGGTATAGTGTCCTATTATATCTTCCTTGAAGACGTGCTTCTTTTAATATACCTGTTGCTTTTCTAGACAGTTGAAGAACTTTCATATATAGACATATATGATATATTATATCTTCCATTTTATATCTTGTATCAAACATATTATATCTATGGTCTATAATCCATTTTACATCTGCTATTTGATATTTAAGTAATCCAAGTTCCATAGCATAATCATCTACTAAATCTTTATATTGAGCATCCTTCCAATCTTGCCATGGCTGTTTCTTACTTTCATTGGTAGATGCTAATCTATCTATTGCTAGATTTAGTCTTATGTTTATATCATTTATATTTTTATATCTTGTTTCGGTTTCTCCATATGTATAGTCATCTTCTGTTTGTTTTCGGTGTCCTGTTTCATGTTCTTCTAGTTCACATTCTATTGCTATATCTTCTGGGTTTCCTTGTCTTGTTTCCTGTTTTTTCATTTCTTCAAGCCATTGTTCATGGGAAGTATATGGTCGTGTATGATATTCTTGTTCTTGTTTTCCTAGTATTTGGAAGGCTCCATCATATATTAATCCACAAGTATTACATACTTTTTCACTGGTACATTCCATTCCTTTTCGGCTTGTGTTTATTTTTAGGCTTATTATTTCTCCTTCACATTCTATACAGGGTCCACTTAATACTCCTAATGGGTGTCCATTATAGTATCCTTTTCCTGCTTTGATTTTGTTCATACCATGATAATGGAAATATGGATGAAGGTATTCAGATTGGTAGTCGCTATTCATATTTTATGCACTCCTCGATGTGTCACCTCTTGTAGTTTATTTCTGTAATCTATATTTCCTGATTTATCCTTTTCTTCTTGTGTTTTGAGTCGTAATGCTCCATATATATCTTCTACTACATTATTAAAGAAGCATGATGCACAATAGTCTGCATATAATGTTTCTTGGTAGTCTGGGTGGAGTTTATATGTTTGTCCACAGTCTTTGCATTTACGGTCTATAAATATTAT